GAACGTATGCCACAAAGAAAGGTGGTGCCCCACTTCGTGAACCCCTGTAAACCCCAACGTCCTTCCAGGCTTCTGCACCCCTACAGTGCCTGTAGCATTGTACAGGACCACAACGCCATCCCTGCAGTCACCCGTAGGGCCCAAGTATGCGTACCCTTGTACCCCATTGTTCCCGTCATTGCCGTTGATCTCTGAGACTACGTAGTAGTTGATGTACTCGTCAGGGTCCCAGCACCCAGCAGCTGACTTAAGTTGGCTCTGCTCCCAACCTACTGGATCGAGATTCGAAGGGGTGTTGCCTATACCTCCAGTTACGTAGTCCTCGTTCCAGCTGGCATCGTACCTAGTTATCCCGTTCGTTGGGTTACCGTCAGGGTCACGCACAGCCATGCAGAACTGAATCTTGCTGTCAGAGAACTCCTCGTTCAGTACATCTACCTGAGAAAGGATTTGTTCATCAGAGATGTTGTTTGGCTCACCCGCTCCAGTATGCACAACATGAAACACAATAGGAAGGGTCTGAACCTCGACGTCCTCAAGGTTTACATCGGCCCTCTTATTGAGCCCCATAATCTGTGTTTTGGTGTGCATCTGAATGCACTCCTCCTGACCAAACATCTCATCCAGCTGTACAAACCACAGCGTAAGAATAATAAAGAAAGCAAACCTTAGTTGAAACATGTCTATTCAATTTTATACAAAGATACCTTATATTTGTGTTGTGAAAGCCAAGCGAAACTACAAGAAGGAGTATGCTAAATACGGTGCTTCTCTTTCTGCAAAGAAATATAGAGCGGAGCTAAACAAGTACAATAGAGATAAGGGTACGGCAGGGAACGGAGATGGCAAAGACGCATATCACGTAGGAGGAAAGATCAGAGGCTTTGTTAGGGCAGCAATAAACAGGGCGAAAAACAGACCTAAGAAAAGAAACAGTAAGGGCTAAGGTATGCACCTGTAGCTCAGTTGGATAGAGCATCTGCCTTCTAAGCAGACGGTCACAGGTTCGAATCCTGTCAGGTGTACGAAATTTAATTAAAATGGCTAGTTATAAGTGTGAGTGCGGAAAAACAAAAGACGCTTCTGGCGTCAGCATAAAATTTGTTGATGGTAAGGCAAGGCACGAAATAAAGTGCGACTGCGACAAGTACATGAATCTTTCCAATCCTAAATCAGGAGCCCCTAGCTTTAGAAGCAATAGGTGGGGCCAAGTGTACTAATGCAAGACTTTCTTGACTTTATGCAGGAAGTAGCTGGGTTCTACAATTCCTTTGGTACTGACAACAAGACGTATGACTATGACGGTGACGGAGTGGTCACTGTTCTTGATTGGCTTGAATTTTTATCCAATCAGCCATGGTTTTAAATCCATTGCTAGACATAGAAGATTACGATGATCCAGCTATTAAAATTTGCCCCAACGGTACGGAAGGTGAGGTTATCGAACTTGGTGGGATACTCATTGTTCTTCCCGCTAAGCCCTCCAAGAAAAAAATTTTTGGACATGAAAAACCAAACCACATGCAGATGTGGGAAAGGGTTTCTATGCCAGAGGAGCTGTCTAGGATTAAGTCTATGGATGAGTGGCTCGAAATGCCAAGGGAGTTTCGACAGAAGTTTTCTCCGTATATCGAGGAGGAGTTTCGCCGTCGGCGTGAGGGCTTTTGGTTTTATAATAACGGTGAGCCTACATATATTACGGGGCGTCACTATATGATGCTTCAGTGGACCAAAATGGATATTGGTTCACCAAGCTATCTAGCCTTTCAAAGAGATATCTTCTTACATTTGTCTGCGTGTGAGGCGGACCCCCGCTGCATAGGGCAGCTATATACTAAGTGTAGGCGGAGTGGGTATACTAATATCTGCTCCGCTGTTCTTTTGGACGAAGCTACCCAAGTGAAAGACAAGCTTCTTGGTATACAGTCAAAGACTGGTAAAGACGCTCAAGAGAACATCTTCATGAAAAAAGTGGTGCAGATGTTTCGGCACTACCCTTTCTTTTTCAAACCTATCCAGGACGGTACTACTAACCCTCGTATGGAGTTGGCTTTTAGGGAGCCCAGTAAAAGAATTACCAAGAAAAACAAAACGGCTCAAAAGGGCGAGGCTCTTAACACCGTTATCAACTGGAAGAATACTACTAATAACGCATACGACGGTGAAAAGCTTCACTTGTTGTATTTAGACGAAGCAGGAAAATGGGAAAAACCTACGGACATAAAGGACGCTTGGAGGATTCAAAGGACATGTTTGATCGTAGGGCGAAAAATCGTGGGAAAAGCAATGGTCGGAAGCACAGTCAATCCGATGGACAAGGGAGGGAAAGAATACAAACAACTGTGGCAGGACTCAAACGCCCAAGAAAGAAACGCCAATGGGAGGACGAGGACTGGACTCTATAGGCTGTTTATTCCTGCTTATGAGTCTCTAGAGGGGTTTTTTGATAGATATGGAAACCCTGTAATAGATCAACCTGAATCTTCTGTAGAAGGTGTTGATGGGGAGCTTATCCATCAAGGGGCTAAGGTTTACCTTAAAAACGAAAGAGACTCATTAAAAAGTGATGCCTCTGAGCTTAACGAGGTTGTTAGACAATTTCCATTTAGTGAAGAGGAGGCCTTTAGGGACAGCATTGATGGTAGCATTTTTAATATCGGAAAACTTTATGAGCAGCTCGATCACAACGAAGAACTGTATCCTAATCCAGTGGTAACTGGCAACTTTGTGTGGAAGAATGGGGTAAAGGATACAGAGGTTGTTTTTACTCCTGACGCTAGAGGTAAGTTCAATATCTCTTGGTTGCCCCCTAAGGAGCTAAGGAATAAAAAGCTTTATGAAAGAAATAAGTTAGTAGCGCCAAATGCAGAGCTAGGGGTAGGCGGGGTTGACTCTTATGACCTTGACGCCACCGTCGATGGCCGTGGGTCTAAGGGTGCGCTGCACCTGTACAACAAGTTTCACATGGAGCACCCATCAAACATGTTTGTGCTGGAGTATGCGACTCGCCCGCCTTTAGCTAAGATATTTTACGAAGACGTACTTATGGCTGCCTTTTATTATGGGTTTCCACTGTTAATTGAAAACAATAAGTACGGCATCGCAAGGTACTTTGAATCAAGGGGTTACGACGGCTACTTAATGAATAGGCCTAAACACCTTTCTGCTCCAAACGCCAAAATTAACGTTAAGACCAAAGGCATCCCCTCGAACTCTCAAGAGGTTATACAAGCGCATGCTCAAGCTATCGAGTCTTACATACATAACTACGTTGGCTTAAACCCTGAAAGCGGTGAACCAGGAAACATGTATTTTAACGACACCCTAGAAGACTGGATTGGATTTAAGATTGACAATAGAACAAAGTTTGACTTGACTATTAGTTCTGGTCTTTGTCTCTTGGCGGCCCAAAAAGTAAAATCCAAAAAGGTGGTATCTAACTTCTCTGAAAAGCAGTTTTTTAGGCGTTATAAGCCAATTAACTCAGAATGACTACTTTCTTATATTTGCACAAATGAATAAGATTCGCTAAATGTATAGCAATAACAAAAATTCCAAATCATTTCCTGATCCTCTGGCTAAGCAGTCGGAAAAGTCGTCAAAGGAATATGGCTTGAAGTACGCAAAAGCGATTGAGGGCCAATGGGGTGACTTTGGAACTGCTGACTCGCTGTACAGGAAAAGAAATAGGCTTTTTGAAAACAACAGAGAGTATGCGAATGGGACTCAAGATACCACTATATACAAACAACTTCTTAACTCTCTAGACCCTAACAACTCTGATGGATCTTTGGTAAATCTGGACTACACTCCAGTTCCAATCCTACCGAAGTTTGCCAAGATTGTGTCTAATAAGATTCTGTCTAGAAACCCATATCCAAACCTCGAAGCAATAGACCCTATTTCGTCATCGAATAAAAACGATGAAAAGAACAAGCTTAGAATGCAGGTTCAAATGAGGGAGAAGCTTCAAGCTCTTAAGCAAAAAACTGGGGGGCTAACATTAGGTCAAGATCCTGACACTCTTCCTGAAACAACAGAGGAAGCTGAAATTCTTCTTGAGACAAATGTAAAGACTGATGGTGAGATTGCAGCTCAAGTTGCAACTAGTCTTACTTTGACCTGGAATAACTTTAATGACGGCGCATACAGGAGAAGTGTTCAAGATCTTACTGCTTTGGGCATGGCTGTTGTCAAACGAAGCAACGACCCCAACTACGGGATTAAGGTTGACTATGTAGACCCTATAAACTTTATCCACAGCTACACAGAAGATCCTGGCATGAACGACTTGATGTATGCAGGTCACATCAAAAGGATCTCTATTTCGGAGCTTAAAAGACTAGCGGGCGATCAATTTGATGAAAAGCAATACGAAGAGATTGCTAAGAAAACCACCAAGTACAACTCATCATCTAGTAAGGGATACTTTGACTCGTCTGTAAATAAGATGAAGTACGAGTATGACGATTTTATGGTTGAGGTTATTGACTTTGAGTTTATGTCAGTTGACTGCATATACTACGAGCAAAAAGAAAACCGTCACGGTAACACAGGGTTTTTTCATCAAGGGTTTGACTACAAAGAAAGAAAGGCGGGGGTGTTTGAAAGGACGCCTCATAAGATGGAGATTGCAACTCTTTATGGAGGGTCCTACGTACTAGGTACAAATCATATTTTTGATTATGGGATGAAAAACAATGTGCCTAGAAATATGCACGACATCTCAAGGTGTAGGCTTTCATACTCCTCTGTTTGTACAAACATCAGAAGGATGGTCCCTAAGTCTATGGTTAGCAGCTGCACTGGGTTTGCTGATATGCTTCAACTTACTCACCTTAAAATTCAACAGGCCATTGCCAAGGCTAAGCCTGATGGATTGATCATTGATATTGAAGGACTAGAAAATGTTCAGCTGGGTAAGGCTGGAGAGCTGCAACCCCTGGACCTGCATGATATTTACGAGCAGACGGGTGTTTTCTACTACAGAAGCAAGAACCCTGACGGGGGCTTCCAAAACCCTCCTGTAAGAGAAATTGGAAATAGCATTAGAAACATCAACGAGTTGATTGCATTATACAATCATTACTTGAGGATGATTCGTGATACTACAGGTATCAATGAGATGATGGATGCGTCTACTCCTAAAGGAGACACGCTAGTGGGAGTTCAGCAAAATGCTATTGCCGCAGGCAACAACGCTATTTACGACATTACAAATGCGGCTATGATTCTTTACAAGAAGACTTGTGAGGATATAGTTAAGTGCTTGCAGATTTTGCCTCCAGAGTCTGTTATTTATGGCACTTACGAGAATGCCATTGGCAAGACCAATATGGGAGTCCTTTCTTCTTTTGGAGATTTGCCGATGTTCAACTTCGGTGTTACCGTTGTTAAAGAGATGGAGGACCAAGACAAGATCTATCTTGAACAAAGCATCCAGGCTTCTTTGGCTCAAAAAGAAATTGACCTAGAGGATGCCATGGCTGTCCGCCAAGTTAGGGACATCAATCAAGCAGAAAAGCTGCTTGTTGTTCGCCGCAAAAAAAGGATGGAGAGGATTCAAAAGCAAGCAATGCAGAATGCTCAGATGCAGGCTCAGCAGGCGCAGCAGGCAGCTCAGGCCGCTTCGCAGGGGAGGATGCAGGAGATGCAAATGGAGGCGCAAATTGAAACTCAAAAGATGCAGCTTAAGAGTCAGCTCGAAGCGCAACTAGAGCAGGTTAGACATCAGTTTAGAAAAGAGATTGAGATTATCAAGGCACAGGCTACTCTTGGATTTAGAACTGAAGAGCAAGAGTTTAAAGAAAAACTTGAGGTCCTTAAAGAAGACAGAAAAGACGATAGAGTAGAGCGTCAAGCCGTAGAGCAAAGCAAACTTATCTCTCAAAGAAAAGGTGATAGATCAGAGCTCCCAGAAAAACAAGATCAAATAAACATAGGACAACTACTTTAACATGGCAAAAAAAGTAAATCTTGATGTCAGCGAACGCCTCGACATTACATGCAGAAGAGGTGATTCCTTTTCGGTTACGCTAACCCTAAAGGACTCTGCGGGTACAGCGTTACCTTTGGTTACTGATGAGTATTCATTTGTAATGCAGGTGAGAACATCTCCTACCGCAGCTAGAGCAAAAGGTACTTCTGGGCTTGTAATGTCTACCGCAGAGCTTGGTCCTAAAGCGCTTAATAGAGATGGTAGCCAAAGGGCTTTTGAGCCTTTTGTATTGGACAATAGCGGTAACGTTACTATTTCAGCTACAGCAGAAACCATGAGGCTTATACCTGGAGGATCGTATGTGTATGATCTTCAACAAATTAAGCCAAATGCTACTACGGGTAACGATGACCACACAACAATACTAAGAGGAAACTTTAGGGTAATTGAGGACGTTTCTGACGCCACCCCAACGCCTGTTTCTAGATGAGTGTTTCCGTAAATACAACATCAGGTAACTCTGTAAGCGTATCGGTTAATGATGGGACTACAACAACAATTAACTCGTCATCTACGAGTGTATCTGTTACTAGCCCTTCTTCGTCGTCAATTACTGTAACTGAAAAAGGACCTAAGGGTGACACTGGTGCTACAGGAGCTACAGGAGCCACGGGAGCCACGGGAGCCACGGGGGCTACAGGAGCTGCTGGGTCTGATGGTACCTCACCCAATGCTTTTACTACACTGGCTGTATCTGGTCAGGACAATGTGGTTGCTGATGGAGTAGATGACACCCTCACTCTTGCTGCTGGGTCTAACGTAACCATTACGACAAACGCATCAAGCGATACAGTTACGATTGCTTCTGCTGATACAAACACTCAGCTAAGCACCGAGCAGGTTCAGGATATTGCTGGACCGCTTGTTGCGACAGGAGGAACAAAGACAAACATTGCAGTCACCTATGATGACGATAGCGGCAATATGGATTTCGTCGTTGCTTCAGATCTAAACACCACAGGTAATGCTGGAACAGCTACGGCGCTTGCTACGGCAAGAGCTATTAACGGGGTAGACTTCGACGGTACCGCACCTATAACAGTTACTGCTGCTGGCTCTACGCTTTCAGATACAGTGCCTGTTTCAAAAGGCGGCACGGGCGCTACTTCTCTTACATCAAACTCACTTCTTACGGGCAATGGAACTTCCGCAGTGCAAGCTGAGTCTGGGCTGACGTTTAACAACAATATTTTTTCACTAGACTCTTCTAGTTCGGCAAAGCCCTTATTGGTAATTAACAACACCAACGCCGATGCTGAAGCCCCTGAGTTGCACTTTCAGAAGGGCACTACTGGAGCAGATGGGGACGATCTTGGTAAGATAAACTTTCAGGGATTTGATGGTGGAGGCGACGAACATATTTTTGCTCAAGTCCTTGGTGAGATTGCTGAGTCTGATGCTGGTTCTGAAGAGGGTAAGCTAACAATCAATGTGGCAAGCCATGATGGTGAATTGCAATCTGGGTTAATTATTGCTAGTGGAAACGCTGAAGATGAGGTTGATGTTACCGTAGGCAATACTGCAACGTCTGTAACAACTATTGCTGGTACACTCACTATGGGTAGTACAGCTACGCTAGATAACAGCGGGAATCTATTAAACAATGCTGCGACAGCTACAGCACTTGCCACAGCCAGAGCAATCAATGGAGTAAACTTTGACGGGACTGCTCCCATCACTGTAACTGCTGCTGGATCTACTTTGTCTGATACCGTTACTGTAGCCAAAGGTGGTACAGGTGCTACCTCCCTTACAGCCAATGCACTGCTTACAGGCAATGGTACTTCTGCAGTACAAGCAGAATCTGACCTTACTTATGATGCAGATACAGATACGCTACAACTAACAAGCTCA